GCAGGCTCCATCGAGGAGATCCAAATCGGCTCGGGCTTGAGCCTGTCGGCGGGAGAGTTGTCTTCCACAGTCAGCGCGGGCATCCCTGCAACCCTCCTCGACGCCAAAGGCGACCTCATTGTGGCCTCGGCGGCGGATACGGCGGCACGGCTCCCTGTGGGCGGCACGAACGGCCATGTGCTTACGGTGGATTCGGCGGAAACCTTGGGAGTGAAGTGGGCGGCGGCGGCGGGTGGCGGATCTGGCGGCGCAACAAACCTCTGGATTCCCGCCTCGGCATGGATTCCCAAGACCACCGCAGGCTGCGGCGTGGACAGCCGCGAGACAACGACCAACGACCAAAACTTCGACGAGTTACTTTTCGACACTGGATCGGACGAATTTGCCGATGCGCTGGTGGTCATGCCGTCCAACTACAACAACGGCACCATCACGGCGCGGTTCTATTGGACGGCGGCAAGTGGCAGCGGAACGGTTGAATGGGCTATCCAAGGACGCGCCTTTGCCAACGACGATGCGCTCGACACGGCGGCGGGAACCAAGCAGGCAGTCAACGACACGCTGATCGCGGCCAACGATATGCACATCACCTCCGCGACCTCGGCCTGCACCATCGGCGGCACACCCGCCGCCAACACGCCAATTCAATTCACCATTTACCGCGATGTATCGGAAGACTCGCTCGCCGTGGACGCCCGCTTGCTTGGCGTGGAGATCATATTCAACTGACCATGAGAGCGCGGCACAGACACTTCAAATTCGGCGCAGTTGAAAAAGCCAGACTTGTTTTGGACAGCCGCTACATCCACCAGAGCGATGACACCGAAGTAAGTCCTTGGTCAGATCGCAGTGGAGGCGGCAACGATGTTTCGCAAGCCACTTCCGCCAATCGCCCAAAATTTCAGACAGCGGAGCAGGGAGGCAACGGTGTCGTGCGCTTTGATGGCTCCAACGATGTGCTGACGCGCAACGAGATCACAATTTCTTCGCCTGTGGCGGCTACTGCGTTTTTGTATATTAAAAGAACCAGTTCCGCTGACGTTCGGACAATTATTGAAGTTCCAGACTATGTGCGCGTGGCCCAAATCGACGTAGGTTCTTCAAACGGGTCGGACGCTGGATTGAATTGGATTGGCTGGGCCGACAACGGAACAAGCGTTATTGATCCGTCGCAAGGCGTTGATGTCGCCGCTGGAGCTTATGCGCTTTGTGTAATTACTTACAACGGCGGAACATCAAACAACAAAGACAGTTACACGTTTTCCCGCGATGGCACTTTACAAACTATTGTCCAAGGAACGGCTGGAGGCAACGCGGCCCTTGGCCGCTTATCTAATGTCGGCATCGGCGGCAGATCAAACAACACACAACTGGCCTCGGTCGATATTGGCTTTGTCGGCATCTTCGGCATCGACATGGCATCGCCTCTCCGCAAGCGGTGCGAACACGCTAACGCTTTTGCTTTCAAACATTCCTGCAACTAACCGCCATGACCCATCTCCGCTACGACAGCCAGACCCGCACCGAAACCGACCAGAGTGTCATCGACAACCTTGTCCGCAAGGGGTGGGAAGTTTTCACGCCAGAGCCTGTGGTCGAAGTGCCGCCGCTAGTCACCGCCGAACAAGCCGTCAGCCAATACTTCTCTCCCTACCAGATCGCCGCCCTGCAACGCTTGGAGATGGCCCTGCTCCAAGCAGGCAAGCCCCTCGGCGTGAAGATGTCGGCCTGCAAGACATGGCTGGAATCCGTGATGCTTGGCTGGGCGCTCGATCCTACGCCGAAGGAGAGCTTTGGAAGCCCTGCGGCGAGCTTTGAAGAGGCCAGCGCGGAGGCGGTCGCGGATTTGTCCTCAAACCCTTGACCCCCATCCGGCGTGCGGGTGTAGTCAAAACATGCGCCTCTATTTTATCCTCGCCGCTTTGACGCTGACAGGCTGCGCGAATTTTTCCGAAGTCCGCTTCGGCTGGGACTTCGCCAAAAACACTTTGCACGTTTCTGTGCCTCTCCAAAAACCAACCTCGTCCAAATAACATGATCGACTACATCCTCGCCCGCCTTAAAGAACCTTCCACCTATGCCGGAGCGGCCACCTTGCTGGCCCTCGTCGGCTGGAAACTTTCGCCGGAGTTGATGGGCGCGATTGCCTCCGCTGGCATCGCCGTCATCGCTCTCATCGAAATTGTTCGCCGCGAAAAGAAGTGAGCAACGAACAAAAGTTCCAGCGGGATCTCGACCGCTGGGGCGTCAAGCATTTTGCGGCCAAGGAGTTTTTCTACCGCGGAGCCAGCGACGAGAAACTCAACCTCAACACCGACCCTCCGGCGGCACTGTGGCCGAACATGGAGCGCACCGCCAAGGTGCTGGACGAGGCCCGCAAGCGACTGGGCGCGTCGATCCGTATCACCAGCGCCTATCGGTCACCGGCTTACAACAAGCGCATCGGCGGCGTGAGCAACTCGACGCATGTGCGCTTCAACGCGACCGATCTCGTGACAGCGCAACCGGCCTCGCTTTACCTCGTCCTGCTCGACCTCCGGCGCGAGGGGATGTTCAAGGGCGGGCTGGGGTTGTATCGCAGCTTCGTCCATCTGGACACCCGCGGCACCAACGCTACTTGGCGAGGTTAGCGAGCGGCGCGAGCGCCTTGGCCATCGTTTCGATGCTGGCGTGGGTGTAGTTGTTCGACACCTTCACGCTGTCATGGTCGCAGATTAGCTGCCGGACACGCTGATCGACACCGGCATCGACCAGCATGCTGTTGGTGGTGTGACGCCATGAGTGGAACGTCTTGTCTGTAATCCCGCGGCCCGCGCCCTTGCGCTTGGTTTTCTGGCGGTCGATACCGGCGAGGTCCAGCAATGCGCTGAACTGTCGAGAAGCGACAGATGCCGACAACTTGGCCAACGACGGCGTGATCGGCCCCTTGCCGGAGAGGCCGGTCAACTCGCCCACCAGCGGCACCGCGACGACGACGCCCTTGCGGCTTTTCTTCTCCGGCAGGAAGCGCAGGACGCCGCCTTCGATTTCCTCGTAGCGGCGGCGCGTGGCGTCACCGATTCGCATACCGTAATACAACCCGAATAGGCAGGCGGTGCGCCATTCCGGCTCCGCGGCGGCGAGGATAGCGGTGATCTCGTCCTTAGTAAACGCCTTCCGGCTGGTGCCTCCGGTGCGGTGCAGTGACACAAGCTCCGCGACATTCGTGTCCAGTTGCCGGAGCAGGACGGCCCGCTTCAGCACCGAGCGGACGGCCTTGATGATGTAGACCACTGTCGATTCGGCCAGCCCGCTGTCGGCCAGCGACTGCCGGAACTCCGCGATGTCGTCGGCGGTGATGCCGCGGAGATCGTGACCGGCGCGGACGCCCAGCCAGCGGGTGAAGTGGGCAACGTCGTTCCGGTATTTCTCCAGCGACCGCGGCTTCGATGACTTGGCGGCAAGCCAGCCATCGACCGCCTTGTGCCACGACGTCTTCTTCCGCGGGTTGGCGACGTTGGCCAGCCGGAGCAGCGAGTCGAGCCTTTGCCGCGCCCACGCTTCGTCGATAGCCTCCGCGTTGCGGGCCTCGCGCCCAGTGCGCTCCATCTCGTCGGCAACGGCCTTTGCCGCCCGCTTGGGCGTGGTTTTATGTGGCAGGCGGGTGGAGCGCATGGTAAGCCTCCAGAAGCCTCCAGCGGGGTATTCCGGCGAAACAACCCAGATCCGCATGCGGGCGATCCAATATGGTGACGAGGGGATGGTGGTAAGCGATGCCATAGGAGGACAAGCTACACCAGCCAGCTATACATTAAAACCTCTAAAATGCATAAAGAATAAGGGCCGTTTTACTCTGTTACAGAAGCACTTACACAAAACGAGGGTTCGATTCCCTTCACCCGCTTTTACTCTGTAAAACCCTCCGAAAGCACCCGATTTAGCACAGCCAGATAGCACACGTTTTAGACATTGCATACCCTTTAGGCGTGCGTTTGACTAAACCGTATGCCTTACGCGGATCGGGACGAGCAACTAGCGGCCATGCGGAAACGCTTTGCCGAGCGGTATGCGTCAGACCCGAAGTTCCGCAAGGCCGAGAGCCGCCGCAAAGCCGCATACTATGCGGAGAATCCGGCCTACCAGCGCCGCGTGAAGCGGAAGGTCAAGGCCCGCCGTTCCGCTAAATAATTTTCTGGTTGCGGGGGGGGGTCTACGGATGTCCTATGCCATTCTCTATTCTCCCCACCGATATGGAACACCGCGTTATTGAACTCATATTGCAAATCGCACGGCGTGAGGGTTTTACCCCATCTGAATTACTGACCCATGCCCTTGACAGGTGTAATGGGGTGCATGACACTTGCTCACATGAAAAAGAAAACCAGCACAAGCGGCAACCGCCGGTCGAAAGATCGGGTGGTGAAGTCCTTGTCGTTTCCCAGTGACTTGGTCGAGCGCATCCAAGGCGTGGCCGACGCGCAATACGGCGGCGACTTTACAAGGGCGACCTTGGAAATCCTCGCTACCCGCTATCCCGAAGCGAAGAAGTTCCTGCGCGAAAACCAAACCTTCAAATTCAGCCGGAAAAAAATTTAGCGGGGCCATCATTTTTTTCTTGGCGAGGTGTAATGCACATGGTGTAATGCACCCAACTTCGATGCAAATCGAGGCTCCACACACACAATGAAAAAACAAAACTACTTCAAGACTTCCGACATTCGGATCAGCAAAGACTCCCTTGGTTTTTATGACGCATCGCACAAATACCAAGGACGCCTTTACGATTGGGTTCCATTCCCAAGCCGCGCCGAGGCTCGCCGCGAGGCGGTCAAGCTGCTGCGCGAAAAGCAAGACGGTTCCTACCGCGACTAACCACCAACGCGGGTTCCACCCCCCGCTTACATTTTAGCCCATGCCCACCAAACCCACCACCACCCGCAAGAGCATATCGATGCCGCGTGATCTCGCCGCGGTCATCGAAGACCGCGCCCGCACCGAACACCGGAGTTTCGCAAAGCAAGTCAGCAAGATTGTGGCCGACTTTTTTGCGTCCGAAGGTGTAATACACCTAACCAAGCCCAAGCATGAATCTCATCGATAAAGCCCACGCCGCTCCCCGCGGCGACCAACGCAACTACAGCCACGAACTCGTCGATGCCGTCGAAGTGTTGCGGTCGAAGGGCTGGGGCTTCCGCGCCATTCACAAGTGGCTTTGCGACGAGGGCCAAGACGTCAACCCGAACTGGGTCACTTTCGCGTCGGCCATGTGCCAACGCATTCAACACCGAAGGGACAAGAAGAACACACAATGAACACTGAACCCACCTACACACTGAAACCGAGTTTCACGCTGATGGAACTCGTCGCCATGCGCGTGTCGCTGAAGACATACATTTGCGACATCTGGAAATGGCGTCACGACGCAACGTGGCGCAAAACGATCCGCGAGTGCATCGCGGCCATCCGCAAAACCGATCAACGGGAGGCGTGCATCTAATGGACTACGCACTCGTCGGATTCTTCACCGCCCTATGGGCGATGACCCTTGTCCTCGTCTACGGGCTGGGCTGGGTCGCCGGTCACGCGACCGCCACAGACAACCACCGCTGGAACCGCTGGCTCCTACGGAAAATCGAAAACCGCAGCACACGAATTTAGGCATGCAACCCACAAAACAAAACCCGCCCCCGCAGCATGCCGCGGAGACGGGTCACACAATGAAAGCCCAAAATACAATGACATCAGAAAGTGGTCAACTGACGTTGGCCAAACCCACCAAGGTCGAGATCGCTCTCGACCAGCATGGAGTGCAGTTGCGCTCCTTCGACGAGATGGCCCGCTTTTGCGCGGCGATTAAGAACAGCAAGATCGGCAAGAACTACGAGTGCGCGGAGGACATCATGCTCGCCGTCCAGCACGGGCTGGAAGTTGGCCTGTCGCCCATGTCCGCGTTGCAGAACATCGCGGTCGTCAACGGCAAGCCAGCCATCTACGGAGACGCCGCGCTCGCGTTGTGCTGCTCGCACTCCGCGTTCCTCGACATCGAAGAGACTGTCGAAGGCAACGTGGCAACGTGCATCGTCAAGCGCCGCGACCGTTCGCCGGTCGTCCGCAAGTTCTCCGAGGCTGACGCCAAGAAGGCGCAGCTTTGGGGCAAGCAAGGCCCGTGGACATACTACCCGTCGAGGATGCTGCAAATGCGCGCCCGTAGCTGGGCCTTGCGCGATGCGTTTCCCGACGCTCTCAAGGGTCTGGGCGTGGCGGAAGAGGTGCGCGACTACTCGCCCCGCAATGTGACCACCCGCAAGGTGGCCGAGGGCGTAGTGCTACCGGAGCCGACAACCGCCGCGGAGTTCTTCGACAGCGCCGCGGAGCCAAGCCAACGCGCTGCGCTTAACGACAAGGCAACCGGCGAACTGTTCGCGGAGGTGCTGAAATGAACGCCGACCTCGTTTGGACAATCGAATGGCTCAACACGCTCGTTGACCGGATGCCGCACGATAGCTCCGTCCGCGAGTTCCTTGAGGAACTGAAACAGCGCCGCACCGAGAGCGCAGAACTGGACGCGGTGGCGCGGGAGGTGAGCATATGAACAGCGGCATCCTCTCGTTACCGGAAGGCCAGTATCGCGCCGCCGAAGGCATCAGCAAATCGCTGCTCGACTGGATTGCGCCGCCTAAAACGCCCGCGCATTTTAAGGCCAAGCTCGACGGGTTGATCCCCGACGAGCAGACGCCCGCGATGCGCTTGGGCAGCATGATCCACCGCGCCATCTTGGAGCCGGAGACGGTTTCCGGCGCGTGGGTCGTCAAGCCAGAGGGCATGAAGTTCACGACCAAGGAAGGCAAGGAATGGCAAGCAGCGCAGACCTTACCGATCATAACGTCAAGCGAAGCTGACACTATCACCGGCATGCGCGAGTCAGTGTGGGCGCATCCCGCGGTGAAGCGGGTGCTGGCTAATGCCAAGACGGAAGTCTCGCTATTCGCAAGTGGCGAAGACGGCGTCCTTCGCAAAGCGCGGATCGATGCGCTACCGGAGTCTGGCAACGTCATCGTCGATATCAAAAGCTGCCAGTCAGCGGACGCGGACATGATGGCGAAGAGCGTGGCGAGTTATCGCTACGACGTCCAAGCCGCATACTACCTCGACCTCTGCCAACTGCTGGGGATCGACAAGACGGAGTTCCTGTTCGTCTGCGTCGAGAAGCAGCCGCCCTACGCGGTCGCTGTCTACGCGCTCGACCAAGACGCCATCGCTTGGGGCCGCAAGCAATACCAGCGCGATCTCGCCGCGGTGAAGCACTGCATGGCCGAAGACCACTGGCCGTCGTTCACGACCGACATCACCACGCTGGGTCTTCCGGCGTGGGCGGCAAAGCAAGCGGAGGCGGCGCTATGACGATCAAAGACCTGCCGAAAGACAGCTTCACTTACAAGTCAGCGCGTTTGGCCTGCAACGACGAACACATGGTTCCGCTGGAGGCCGCGTGGCAGTTGGAGCAGCAAGTCATTAAGAACGTATCAATGCTTCGCAAGGCTCGTCGCAAATTGCGCGAACCAAGTGACGCTTACAACGTGTCGTTCAAGGACGTCGTTTCGGTTCGCGCACTACCAGACGGAGCGTGCGAGGTGCGAGTATCGCCATGAGCGACAAAGCCTACGTTCCGAGATGGAGCCGAGGCATCACGCCCGCGGACTGGCGTCAGCGTCTAATGGCGCTGGCGCTGCCCGTGAGGCATGCAGCGGCGCGGATCGTGTGGTGGGAGACGCTTTCCCTCCGCATGGTTCCCGACCGCAGTGATGCGCTCGACGACATGCTGAAACACGGCGCGGAGGTTCCCGACAGCGACCTTCAAGCCGCCCTCATTCAAATCGGTCTGCCGGAGGGATTTGTTCGCCGCCGGATTACTACGCCGAAACCGCGCCCGCCGCGGCGCAAAAAACAACCCACACAATGATTACTGCAATTATTAACGGCGACCCACCAACCGTCACCGCCCAGCAGAAGGGCGTGATGGTTCGCGCCGGTCGCCCCATGTTTTTCACTA